CCTCAAAATCACTTCCGTTGTTTAGGATTTCTGAAAGAACTTTTGTTTCATAAACACCGATGTCATTCAACTGGTCCAAATAATCATTATTTGTCTCAATCGGAAGGACTAGTTCCCTATCCTCTGTATTAAATAATATTTTAAACTTATTGACATTCATCTAATGATGGTAATTGTATATCTAATACATATTCGTTTATGTTTGTTTCGGGATAGATTTTGAAATTTATATTTTCAAATGGGTAATGTGATTTGTTTAAATATGGATAATTTACTCCGTTCCCACTTGAGTCGATATACCCATACCCATATATGTCTCTCCACCTAAATAACCCTAAATTTTCAGAATAAAAAGCGTAGTTTGGAATCCCTACCACATTTTCAGAATTTGCCTCTTCGACATAGTCTGAAAAAACTCTAATTGTCATTTTATTATGTGGTTTGTAATAATAACCATTACTATTTGTAGTTGGGTTTTGATTAATGTTAAAAACATTGGGGTTAAATTCAAACTTATGGTAATATTCGGAGATTACCATTTCTTCTTGTAAGTAACTATTAAACTCACAAAAATCCCCATAAATCGTATCACCTTCTTTCAAATCTTGATTGTAATAGAATGTATAACTATTACCATTAGATGTCTTAGTGTAATTACTAGTTGGTATTTTTGATGAGTTAAGTAAATTACCATCATCCCACCATTGTCCAGAAGTACGAGCAATGTTAAATTTATATCCCTCTTTCAAGGCTGAATTATCACTACCTAAAGGATTTCTTGGTCTATTAAACCAACCAAAATAACCTTTATTAATAATTGTTAAAAATAGTTCACTGACAGGACGATTTAAGTTATCTAATTCATCATCTAAATTAATATCTTTACTAAAAGTAATATTAAAATTTTGAGACCCGTCAGTTTCAACAACACTCGAAATAAAATTTGGTGTTAATGCCGATGTTTGAAACTTCTTTTTACTAAAAAATCCATTTTGTGAAAACCCTGATTTCAAAGGTAATGAATCATCAATATTAGTTAATATTTTGTGTTTTCTAACATAATAAATCGATTTTGTGTCTTGTGGGTTTGTTATATCAACAATCTTCTTAAATGTACCTAAATTAGAATTTGCAAATGCAGTCGTCTCATACCCAATGTCGTAAATATTAAAAATGATTGATTCCGTACCATAATTAACATCACCTAATACGTCAACCTGAAAAATTTTATTGTCATTTACACCCGTCCATCCCCCTAGAAACTCCAATTCAACATAATCACCAGCCAATAAATTATGATTCATAGGACAAGTAAATTGTATGTAAGTTCTACCATTAATTTCTTGTCTTGAAATTATAAAAGGTATTCCATCAGAACAAGTCCAACTTATACTATTATTAGGGTCAAAAAAATGTTGTAGGGTTTTTGTTGAGTCATTTTCATAAGCATAACTTAGGTAATACCCCCAATTATATGTAAATGCACTACTATTAACAAAATCTATATGTGTTGTCGTATTATCTCTTCTATAAAAATTAAACTCTTTATATTGTGGATACCCATACCATATACCAGGGTGAGAACCACTTACAATTGAATTTTCGGCATCTGTGTATGCTAAATCATTTAAGAAGGGTGTGTAATTACCCCCATTTATGTTTGTTGTACCAGTGTAAGCATTAAAAAATACAATATCAACACTAAAAGTTGGTCTGAATACAGTACACGCCTGCCTCTCATCATCAAAAACTTGGTTAAGATTAACATCAATTGTTCTGTCGTATTCCTCAAGTTCTTGTTGTTTTGAATCAATAAGTGGTATAAGATTTAAATTAGTGTCAGGATTACTTTTAAATCTTTTTGAACCTAAAACTATCTCTACAGGACTATGTGTATTCATTATATCAATTCGTCATTAATGTATTTATTTCTAAACTTATCAAATGCCGATGACCCTTTGACAACTCCAAAATAGAAAAAGAATGGTGTACCAAAAGTGATTGTGTCATTATACCCACTTGGGACCGCATCTGTTGGTAATCCATTTCCATCTACATTATAAATAAACCCTTTCCAATTTTTTTGTAGTGTTGAGCCCACAACTTGATATTGCGAGGTTGGGGAGAATCTATCCAAAGATTGGTATCTTATCTTAAAATACCCGCTCTCATTTGTATCCCAATTGTTATTTTGATTTCCAAAAATGGTATTGGAAGAACTATACTTAACATTCCATTGGTACATAGGAACAATTTGTGATTTAGTTGTAATGTAACTAAAATCTCCAATGTTTGGACTAACTGTTGCGTTATTATTCCATATTTTTCTTCTTGGTGTAATATAATCTCTACTTTGGTTATCTGCAGAAAAGAATATTTCAAAATATGCGTAATTACTACTATCTCTCTTCAACTTCACATCAGTATTCATATTATAACTTTCAGGTGAAAACTCACTAACTCCAAACTCTGAATTTGTTGATATCATTTGGGAGTAATCTCCGTCAATTACTCCAGGTATTAAATTTCCTGATGGATTCCATCTGTCATTATTAAAAAATCCAGATATTGATGGGTCACTACCTCCTCCTGAACCTGGTATTAATAATGAAATAAAACTTTCATTAACAAGTCTACTAAGAATTAAAATGTTTAAAATGTCGGTAACATCTTTAAATGATGTTGAGTCTAATTGGTCAACAATATATCCATCGTAATCGTCATTGAAAACAATTTCTTGTAAATATGAAACTTTGGGACCTAAATCAAGGATTGTTGTTGGTTGGCCCAATTGTTTTTTATTCCCAGCACCATTTGACCTTTCGTTTTGGTCTCTACCAATGAATTTACCACCACTTGCCGAGGAATAAGGTGAACTTCTATAATAAAATGTGTTAGTAGGGTCGTGGAAATAAACTAAGTCCTTACAATAGTTATAAAATGGTTTATTTTGAGTATCGAAGAAAGTTGTCATCTGAAATGGATACATATACAAAGTACCATTTATCCAATTATTCCCAAATGTGTGTGAAAATACATCAAAACATAATGCTAGATTTAGTTTTAGTCTTTGGAAAAACTCAGTTAATAAAGTGAAATCTTTAACAATTGAGATGATTGGAAAAGATACTAAATTATAACACCCAACACCATAATCAAACCATTTTCGATATCCGCCATTGTTATAGTTTTTACCACAACAACTTCCATCTGATTGGTCACAAGGTTTTAGTGAAACTGTGCCATCAGCATTAGTTACATAACACTCTAAAGGTAACGCTTTACTACACTCAGATAATGTTTCAACAAATCCACTATATCCGTTAGGAATATCTTCAGTTTCTACCTCAGAAAATGTGTAAGACACAGGTGAAGAACCTAATGAACCAGCTGAACCACTTTCATCAAATAAATAAATTGTAAAACTGCTATTTTGATGTAGCAGATAAACACCATTACCAGTAGTATTACCTGTTGATACCTGTGTTGATGATGGTAATCTATCGGTCCTCATAATTAATTTACTTGGGTTCACCATATTAACTGATGTTGTGGACGGATAGATGTTACTAATATATGCGGCAGGTATCGAACCAACTCGATACGGGAAGGCGGCACACGCTGGTTCATCTATACTATCTGTCTGTTGTATTAAATTTTGAACACAAGAACTTCCTCCCTCAAGATATTCCCCACTTTGATAACCAAAGAAACTATTGTTACCTGTACCAAAGTTATATCCTAATCGTAATGAATAATTCGTGCCACAATCACATGGTCCTTCATTAATATTTGACACAAACCCAGAACCTTGTATTTGAACCTTTGTGAAAATACCCCCAGTTTCACTTACCGCGGTTGAACTTACCGATTCACCCAATCTTGAGTAATATCTGATTAAATTACTAGTGTACCCTGAAAACGTGTTCTGAACATTGAACGTTCCATTAAAAAATATCGTACCAAAAATATCGGTAGAGTTGTTTGTTTGGAACTGGTCATGTCTAGGTAATTTTAAATTATTGGATGCTTGTATAGGAATATTTAACTTATATTCACCTGTTATTTTTAACCCGGGTTGATTATAATCATTCCAACCAAATATTCTAGATAAATCAACTTCTTGTTGTACTTTAGGTGAGTGTGGGTCAACACCTCTTTGTAATATTATTATACCTAAACCATCTCTTCCATCTAACCAATATAACGGACTCCTAACATTAGAATTTTCAGGGACGTTATATAAAGGACTTGGTGCCAATGCAATACTTCTCCAAAATTGATTAGTACAATCAGTATTTGTACCTAAGAAATTGGCTAGTGTCATATAAAATTTCATTTCATTAAGTAGATACCTATTTAAAAAATCGGGTCTACTATAATTTCTATTTAAGAAATTACTATTAACACTTGTACTATTTGGTGTTAGTGCGGTAAATGAACTTAATGTTAACCCCGTTAGAACCTGGAAATATTCCATATCAGTAGGGTAAACTAAATAGTCTGGGGTTTCTCCAGTGTAATTTATTACATAATTTACTGGACCAACGTTATTTGCTGGAGCATTTGGGTCAGCATAATTCACAGACCATATACCACCATTCGTAATCGGTGTTCCTGTTATTGAATTTGTACCTCCAGTGTTCGCAATTGTACTCCCCGTTAAATTTGGGTCACTTGATAATAAAGGATTACTAAACGATATAAGTTGACCTGTTGGGAAACTTGATATTTCTCCATTATCCACAACTAAAACAATAGTGTTATCAAAATGAAATAATCCTCCATTCCCAGATATTGTTCTTTTTACTTGATTCCTACCCACCCCACCATTTACTGGTGTGTTATTAAAGTACTTGTCTTTTAAGTTAAACATATTTAACTTCTCTGACGTAGTTAGTGAATTCGTGAAGATTATATCTTTTGAATTGTCCTCATTTAGTGATGCACTTGAGTCAAATGCTGTTTGTCTAATAGGCCCTTCCATCACATATGGTAAGTCATCCTCGGTACCATCCATATTGTAAGCGTCGGCGCTATTGAAATCGGCGAGTGGACTTGAGTTAACCGAACCCGATTTTGCCGACTCTAAATTAGAGTTAGCTTCACTTGCGACATCATTACCACTAATATCCATCTCAGTGTCTTTACAATCACATCTTTCACACCCATCACTAGTGTATAGAAACAATGGTAACTTTATATTTTTAAACCAATTATCTTTCCATTTTGTACGTTTTGGTTTATCACCACAATCCCCAGGTTCCTTACCTATCCAACGTCTAATTTTATTTATAGCTTTACAAAGTCCATAAATTAATAATTGTAATAAATACACAATTTGCATTATGACAAATATTATTGGCCATAAAAACGCCAAAATATGAGTTACAATTAATATTGGTGTAAACGCAAATTTGAAAATTGTAATAAAAAAACTTAGAATAATAAAAATCGCATCAAATCTATATTGTACATCATTAGATGGAAACTTATTAACTGAATTTTCACATTCGATGGTATTAATATTTTTAATTAAAGTTGTATTCCAAGAAAATCTTCTAGATTGGTATCTATCTAATAATTGTGATATGGTATACACTTTATTATATTGCATTTGATAGAACGTATCCTCACAATCTATGGCGTCGATAGGATTAGCATAGTCACTCCAACTCAAACTAAATGCGTATGACGCTTCTAATTGAAACTTTTGTGCTGAAATTACTTTAAAAACTAAACTGCCCTGATTTTCATTTGGAGTGGTGTATGAAATCGTGTAGTTCCCATCTTGGGATAAATTGGTTCCATTTATTACCTCGTCGTTTGGTCCTGTAATTGATAGATTTTCAAAATTACTCTTACTTTCAATTTGATATACGTATCCATTTGGTACTGATATGTTTGCAAATGCTGGTACGTCTCCAGTTGCCGCAGGTAATAATATTTCAAAAGATTCACTACCTTCATTTGCTGGGTCTGAATTAGAATTAGACCATCCTCTTTCTCGAATGTTTGGTACTAAGAAATATGCTCGTCTACTCTCTTCTTTAAGACCAGAAGGTTGTTGCCATTTAATTTTGAATCTGTATTTTCCCTTTGTTGGGATACCTAAATTTGGGTCGTCACTTAATACTTGTTCACCAAATTCATTAGTATATACATAATCAAGGTTCATTGGGACCTCTATTAACCACGTACCGTCAGCATCTATCACTTTTCCTTCTTGTGGTAAGTCAGCAACTTCTAATATTGGGTAACCTAATTCATCTTGTCTGATTGTTTGTCTGATTGCTAAAATCTGACCGGGTCCAGGTGTTAATGCACACAATTGACCCATTTTAGATTTCACCTTACACCTTCTCTTAACTTTTCTTAAAGTATCTGTCGAGAAAATTGAACCCATGAATACCGAAGTTGGTTCAATTTTAATATTTGCAGCACCTGAAGATAAATCAAAATCAGCTCTTGTAATACCAACTTGACAAAGGTCTTCTTGCCCCCAAAAAGCATTAACTTGTACTATCTTTGTCTCATAAACAATTTGTGGTAATTCATTAAAATTATTAGAAGATTTAAATCTACTTCCGTTAAATTGACTTTCAGTTCCTCTACCCATCCTCAATAAATCTTGAGGGGTTAGTGAGAATTCACCAATATCAGATAAATCCACATTTAACACTAATGTATGTTGTCCAGGTGGTACACCATAAATCATATAGTCACCACTTTCGTTGGTTGTAACCGTATACTTATAATATTTTTGATAAAGTTCTGAGGCGATTGGGTCTCTCAATACATCTTCCCTAGTTGGAAATGTTCCTGTTGGTGTGTGTCCTGAATATGACGGAGTATATGGTAGAAGATTGTATTTAAAACCATCTTCATTTATATCTGATAATGTTCTATAAGGATAATAAGATGTTAGAATTGGGTTATTTTCATCCTCTTGTTGTAGAGGTATAAAAACCGAAACTTTACATTTTGGTAGTCCGTAACCACCATTTACAAATACCCTACCAGCAATTACGCCATAATTTGCACAACTTTTCGGATATACTTCCGATTGTCTTATTTTTAAAGATAATAACTCAATTTCTTCAAAATCTTGGTCTATCTGTATTGATATATTTTGGTCTTTTCCTGGTGTAGATTTAATCCTGAATGACTTACCCATCGAACTTTTTATTAATAAATACTTATGACCACATTTTTAAAAACGTAATCAACATAATAATAAACAGAACCGAAAATTAAGAAACAGAAACGGATTGGAAATTCTTGACTCTAACTCTAATGTCTTTAGCTGGGAATCTGATTTGGTATATCTGATTCGGTAAAGCAAATAAAGTTCCGTCTTGAGGTTCAATTTGTTTTGTAGTACTATCAGAATAAGCCATTGATGTTTGGGACGATGAGTATTCACCTCCAACTTCATTGAAAATGTCTATTTGTGTTACCGATATTACGCCATTTTCAGATTGTAATATTCTATTAACTTCAGATATATTAACATTTTGTCCTAATTCTCTAGCTGATGGGTTAAAATAATCAGCAATTTTTTGAATGATTGTACTAATAATCGCACCTTGATTTTGGGTAGACTCAAGTACAACATACACATCAACACTTAAATCAATAACATCCGCAGTTTCAATTGAGATGTAGTCATTTATCATTCGGTAATTTGAAAGGTATGACGCTAAGTTATCCATTAAAGCGTTTGATACAACAGGCGTCAATGCTCCAGTTGTGTCAAAAGAAAGGATTTTAATTTTAATTTTATTATCTTCCTCCATTACGGCAACTTTTGCAGGTGCTCCAAATTGACTTGGCATTTTTCTAATGATTGCCTCATAGTCATTTACAGTAACTGCTCTGTTTTGACTTGCAAAGTTAAATGCCACATAGTTTCTAACTTCTTCAATCGTAGGTTGTCCAGCACCACCGATTGCGGCAGTAACATTTGTACATCTAAGTGAATTTACAACAGAAGTATTCGTTCCTTCTGATGGACCATTCACCACAAATATGACTGTACCTATTTGATTGATTACGTTTACACCTAAATTACTACCGACCCCACCACCAGAACGATACTGAATAAACAGAGTTGTATTAGATTTAAGTGTTGACCCTAAAGCAAAATTATTCAAAAAGTTTTGGATTGTTGGCATATTACCTGTTCTAGTAAACTCAACCAATTGTTCTTCAGCTGAAGTATTACCACCACCAAAAGTAACTTTTAAGAAACCTTCAGGGGTATATTCACTAATAAATCTATTATTAGTTTGTATCCATTTTCCGATTTTAACACCAGGTCTATCTGATGGTTTTGTTGAATCTTCAACAAATACTCTATCTTGAGCAAGTGCATCAACTTCATACCATCTTCCAATCTCACCTAAAAATTCTTGAGCAGATGGGATATTAGCATAATTTGTACCATCTTTTTGTATAATACTTGTAATACCTAACACATTTTTACCAGGTAAAAATATTTCATAAAATGGTCTAACGTCATTTGGTGTAATAACTTGTTTAAATACTTTTGTAACACCATTAACAACTAATTCTCGTTTTGTAATTGTGTAGTTAATTAAATTACCTCTTGAGTCAAAGTTTGGTATTTTTAATCTGTTTGGATATCCTTGTGCGTTATATGGTGATGTGAAATCAATATCATATATTGTTTCAAATATTTGACCAGCACCAACAACCTGAGAACCCCTTCTTAAAATACCTTCATACCTTTCATCATCCTTATCACCTGAAGCTGGAACAGTAATTGAAAAGTCAACTAATGCAACTGATGGTCTTTGTCCTGGTATTTTTAATCCGTATGTTCTAGCTAAGTTGTAAATTGAGGAACGTTGTTGAGCAAATTGTAATACCGTCTCCTGAACACTTCTGTCAATATGGTAATGTAAATTATCCGCAACAGCCGCGTTTAAGTCCATAAAAACGGAAAATACGGATGCGTCATTGAAGTTATCAATTAACTCAGGGTAATAAGCTTTTACAAAATTTACTAATTCTGTTCTAATTCCTTGGAAATCCCTGACGGTATACGCTATTCTTTTTTCAGCCATGTTCTTATATATTAATTATTACAAAATCTTTAGAATTAAATACATTATCTGTAATAATATAATCAATTCTAACTTTTGCAGTGTATTCTAAATTATTTAATCCAGGCATCCTGTAACTTCTGTTTGTAGCATTACCTTCAGTAGTAACAACAATATCCTCCTCTTCCGATGAGGCTGCCGTAATAGTTATTTTATTTATTTTTAAGTTCGGAATATACCTTTCACAACTTTCTCTAATTTCAGATTCAATACCATCAAAGGTTGGTGAGTCCATTGGTTCGAAAATATATTCATATAATCTTGTCCCAAAATCAGGTAAATAATATCTAGTTCCCTTTCTAGTAAGTAGAAGATGTATCAAATTGTTTCTTATTTCATCGTCCGCAGTTTGAGATAAACTCAAATATTGTCCATATTGGGAATTTCTGAAAGGAAAATCAATACCATATGTTTTACCATTTGCCATATTGTATAAATATAATGTTGTGAAATTTTAATTAAATAGTGTAAAAAATAAAAACCCGACTTGTGTCGGGTTTTAATATTAGGATGAACATCCAAAACAATCAAATTGACTATTGTCTGGTTTTGGAGGTAAATTCATTTCTTTATAGTCTACTTTTGGTGGTTCAGGGGTTACTTTTGGTTTAATCGTTTTTGATATGTCGACCGCTAAATGTTTAGCTCCTGTTGAAATCGCCTTTGTTCTAACATAGTAGCAAAGTGTTTTTAAACCTTTTTCCCATCCGTAAAAATGTGATGATGAAATCTTAGATAGAGTTGGGTTACCCATATAAATGTTCATTGATTGTGATTGGTCAATGAATGGTGCTCTATCTGCCGCCATTTCAATCAAAGACTTCTGAGAAATTTCCCAAATTGTTTTATATTTCTGAATCAAATGTTCGGTTCTTTTAACTTTTGAGTTGTATTTCTTATCTTCTTGGTCGAGGTAATTATTAAAATTTATTCCTTGTATTGAACCTTCGTTCATGATGATTTCATTCTTCAAATCCTCAGACCAAATTCCAATCTTTTCAAAATCGTTAATTAAATACTTGTTAACAATCATAATTTCACCACCAACTACACGTCTGTTAAAAATAGCTGAGTGGGCAGGTTCGGTCATTTCATATGAACCTGTAATCTTGGCCGAAGATGCCACAGGCATCTGAGCAGTAAATAAAGAGTTACAAACACCATATTTACTAACATTTTGTTTTAAGATACCCCAAGGCCATCTTCCTGACAACTCATCTTCTTTTAATCCCCACATATCAAATTGAAAATTACCTTGTGACATAGGTGAACCTTCAAAGTGTGAGTATGGTTTGTATTCACCATCAATACACAACCTATTACTTTCAGTGATAGCTGCGAAATAGATAGTTTCAAAAATTTCTTTGTTTAATTTACGAGCTTCGTCAGATGTGAAGATGTAATCCATCAAATAGAATACGTCAGCAAGACCTTGAGTTCCAATAGCAATTGCTCTTTGGGCTAGTCCACCAATTCTACCTTTTTCAGTTGAGTAGCTATTGATATCGATTACTTTATTCAACGCTCTTACCACCTTACGGGTTTCTTCATACAATAGTTGGTGATTAAACTCCCCGTCTTTAACGAAGTTCTTTAATACCATAGATGATAAAGTACAAATCGCCGTAGTGTCCTCATCAGTATATTGATAAATTTCATTACAAAGATTTGATTGTTTAATTACACCAATATTTTGGTGGTTAGTTTTCTTATTAGCATTGTCTTTAGAACAAAGATAAGGAACTCCGGTTTCAATTTGAGATTCGATAATTTTATTCCAAATGTCTTGAGCTTTAACTTTTTTACCAAGTCCTAATTCAACGGCTTTATTGTAATTAGTCTCATACTCATCACCATAACATTCTTGTAGTGGTTTGATACCTGATTTCTTAATATCATTAGGACAAAACAAATACCAATCGTCATTATTCTTAACCGCTCTCATAAAATTGTCAGGAATCCAAAGTGCTGTAAATAAATCACGAGCTCTTAATTCTTCAGCACCAGTATTCTTTTTAATATCCAACAAATCCAAAACATCTTTGTGCCAAGGTTCTAAATAAATAGCCGCAGAACCTGGTCTACGTCCTTGTTGGTTAAAGAAACGGAGTGACTCGTTAACAATCTTCAAATACTTCAATAATCCACCCGCATATCCCCCTGATGAGTTAATACGACTTTCCTTACTACGAATATTTGACATACAAAGACCAATACCCGCAGCATCTGATGAATACGTTGAGATGTCTCTCATAGTGTCTAAAAGACCTTCACGCGAATCGTCATCATTGTATTTCAACACACAAGATGCAAGTTGTGGTGTCTTTGTACCAGCATTAATCATAATTGGTGTTGCGGGTGATATAAGTTGATTTGACAATGACTTATAATATTCAACGGCCTCCTCAAATGACTTAGTTACCCATAATGCGACACGCATGTACATATGTTGGGGTCTTTCAACGACTTTACCTGTAGGTAATTTTAAAAGATACATTTCTTGTAATGAACGCCATGCAAAATAGTCAAAATTGTAATCATTATCGTGATTAATAACATCATCAATATTACTAGGTCCGTATGATTCAATAATTTCCATTAATTTATCATTAACAATACCATCAACATGTAGTGTGTGCATAACATTAGAGAAACTCGGGTCTGTTTCTTTGTGATAAGATGATATTGCAACTGATGACGCTAAACGAGAATAGTCATGGTGACTACCCGTAAACGCTGCTGCAATTTCATAAATTAACTTGTCCAAGTCCTTGGTAGTGATAATGCCTTCAGTTGGAACTGAAGTTATTACCTTGATGAATATTTCGTCAGAATTAACCGTTAATCCTTTAGCGGCTCTTTTAATTCTGTTATAAATTTTTTGTGGGTTGAACGACGCATCGTCACCACTTCTTTTTTTAATTCTAAGTGACATCATAGTTTATAAAGATAGTAAATTAAAAGTCATCAGTAAATGAGAGGGACTCATTTAATTTCGCTTTTTGATATTCAACCGTTCTTGATTCGAAGAAATTCCCTTTCGTTTCAACGGCTATTTGTTCCATAAATTTAAATGGTTGTTCAACATTGAATTGTTTTTTACATCCCATTTTAACAAGTAGTCCATCGACCACGAATTCTAAGTATTGTTTCATTAAATTTTGGTTCATACCAATCAATGAAACGGGTAATGATTCAGTAATAAATTCTTTTTCAATCTCTAGAGCCGATAAAAGAATTTCTTTAATTCTCTTTTCACTTGGTTTATTTTCGACGTGATTATTCAACAAGTGGATTGCAAAATCACAATGTAAATTTTCGTCTTTGAAAATCAAAGAGTTTGCATTACACAAACCTTGCATGATTCCACGAGACTTTAACCAAAAGATTGAACAAAACGACCCTGAAAAGAAAATACCTTCAACTGCTGCAAATGCAACAAGTCTTTCTTGGAAGGACGCGTTTTCAATCCAATCTAAAGCCCATTTAGCCTTCTTTTGAACTGCTGGTAGATTATCTAATGCCGTGAAACATTTGTTCTTTTCTTCCTCATTTGAGATATAGGTATCAATCAATAATGAATACATCAATGAGTGGATATTTTCCATTGCAAGTTGCATTCCGTAGAAAAATTTAGCCTCTGGATATTGAACTTCTCTATAAAAATTTTCCGCTAAATTTTCATTAACAATTCCGTCAGAAGCGGCAAAGAATGACAATACATTTTTAATAAAATATTGTTCATTTTCCGATAAATTCTCCCAGTCTCTAATGTCGTTTGATAAATCAACTTCTTCAGCCGTCCAAAATGCCGCTTGATGCATTTTATAATATTCCCATATGTCGTTATATTGGATAGGAAATATCACAAATCGGTTTGGGTTTTCTTTTAATATTTTTTCCATAAAATGTAATTTAATCTGTTTTAATAATTATACTTGTTGTTGTTTTCTTTTCTCCATAACCTCTTTAATTCTGTCTTTTTTCTGTTGCTCTCTGTTCTCTTCCAATCCTAAGAAAGTAACAGAACTTTCAGTGTCAATTTCCATCAACTCATTATTAAATTTACAATTTTCAAATACAATTCCGTCTTTACCAATACGTGATTTTGTAATTGCAATTGTTGCCAAATTTAATTCTTTTTGTTGTAAAGATTTAGCAATTGTAATAATAACGTGACCAACTTGAGCTTTCTTAATAGAACCCCCCATTTGGTCAGTAGTAACAACCTCAGATGAGATTGAACTTCTATTACCTTGGGTTGCAGTCCAACCAGCAATATGTAATTCATGACACATGGCTTCAAATGCTCTCATTACAGAACCTTCAGATTTCCATTCGTCCTCTAAAGATTTTTCAGGTGTAACACAATCAATATAATCCAAAATAATAACATCAAGGTTAATACCATCAGCAATCATCTTTCTTAATTGATTTTTAATCTGATTCATAGTTAGAGTATCTGAAGGAAGTTTTTTAAGGATAAGTTTATTTTTCATCTTATCCTTAATTTCCTTCACCTTTTCCAAAACTTCTTCTTTGTGTTCACCCAATTTGTCAGGAGCAATTCCTGTCCACATAGTGAAATGTTTCCTTTGGATAATTTTTGGGTTATCCTCAAAAAATATCTGAAGAACGTTAAATCCCATATTAAAAGCGTGGTTAGCAATTTTGGATGTAACGGTGGTTTTACCTACCCCTGTTGGGGCTAAAATTACACCAATTTCACCCTTTGCCAATCCCCCTTTAAGTAAGTTGTCGATTCCTGGTATTCCCATTGGGATTGGGTGTCTGTAATCGTCCGATAATACGTCATCAAGATTTTCAAAGACATCTCCAGTCCCCCTATCAACTTCACCCACTTGTAAAGCATCTCTAACCATTTCTTCAAGTTGGTCATAATTTTCGAATTCACCCGAATCAATGATTTTTTGAGCCTTACTCATTACTTTCTGTAACTCTTGTTGTTTACAGAATTTTAATGCCTTTTCTTGGACAAATGTTTTACCTTCGTCAGGGGCAATTTTAATTTCCCCAATAGTGTCAAGTACTATTTTTCTTGCCAATTCTTGTGAAATTTCACTTTTTGCAATTTGAGACAGAGTTTCAAAATTAGGACTAGCCTCGTATTTTGAATAATACTCTTTAATCATCTGAATGATAATCTTGTAGTATTTATTTTCAAAATAACTATTTTCAACAACCTCCACAATTGAATGTGCAAAGTCTTTATCTGTGATGATTTGATTCAGTAATTGTAACTGAAATGTTTGTCCTAAATACTCGAAATTTTTGTCTGTACTCATAAGTGTCTGTTGGTTTTTTGATAAATATTAACGAGCCAAGCGAACACCCATATAATCTAAAGTTAAATTTTTAGTTGAGAAAACGTCGGTCAAATTACGTAACAATTCTTTTAAGAAGATACGTACGTCAACAGTGTATCTAACTTTTGGTGGGTATGGTTTAGCGTCGAACTGACGATGACATACCAATTCTCCGTCAATTTTGATGAACATATTAAAGTTTTCCGGACCATCTGTATAAGACGTTTCCAACATTTGTGGGTCTTCCATAATTTGGTAGTCGTTCTCTAGAAGATAGTCGATAGACCGCATTTTTAAATGTCTTTGTAATAACTCTGAAAAGTCCAAAAGTTCATAATAAAGCTCCATAGAATTTTTAGCTTTAGGATTATACCCTCTTACGTTGTAAAATCTTTGTACAACGATGTTGTCGTTTAGAGTTAACAAAAACTCCATTTTTGTCATTTCATTTTGATTCATTTTTTATCTATTTTTTGGTTTGTTTTTTTCTTTTCTCGTTAGTTTCATAAAAGGTTGGATAAAATATGTCCATCCGTTATCTCCTTTTGGGAGATACTTGAATAGTCCATCTTCGACCATAAATTTGATTAAGTTTTTATAACTCCGACCCTCAATATCCAATCTTTCTTCATATAAACTTTTGACTTGTTCTTTGTCTTCATCATTTAATAGTGGTTCTGATAAATCCACAATTTGTCGATTAATTTCAAAGTATTCTTGTTCGTATATTCCTGACTTTGTTTTACCTGTTAGTAAATTTTTTAAAGTTTGACTATCTTTTTGTTCTTTTAAGAGTTCCTCACCCTTTTTCAAAATATCGTCAAAAGAAACTGGTTTATCAAGTATCTCAGGAAAAAATTTTACTAGAGTTTTTTCACCCAAAAGGTATATCCCTTCAATATTATCTGATTTATCACCAATTAATATCTTCAAAGTTAACACATTATAGTGTGGAAACTCAAAATCATCAAATTTAATTTTATCACCATTTTTGTAGGTGACTTTAAGATTTGGGAGATATTGTGATACTTTCTCAGAAATCAATTGAGTTAGGTCTCTATCTGCCGAAAATATCAGTTTGTTTTCATTTTCAGAAATTTGACAATAATAAGCAATTAAATCGTCAGCTTCTCTACCAGGAATTTCAATTTGTCTTACGTAAATTTCTTCAAGATATTGTTTAATACGATTACGTTGTTTTAAATAGGATTCATGAATCCCATCCTCCATTTCAAATTTACGATTTTGTTTATATTTGGGATAGATAGTTTCTCTAAGTCCCCTAGAGTCTTCTCCATCCCAAAATACAATTACTTTATCAAAATTTTGTTCATCTACAAACCTCCTGATAGTGTTTAAAAAGTGATATACTGCACCAATGTGTTCACCATTATTGAAGTAGTCTTTAACACCATGAAATCCGATTTTGAAGAGGTTGTTACCATCTATTAATAAAGTTTTTTTCACTTTTAAGTTTTTTAGTTGTTTGTAACCATATACTCTTGAAAGAATTGTTTGAAGATTTCTTCCATAACCGGAACACATATTGAATTACCTGCAAGTGCTACGTGATTTTTAGTACTAATACTTGTTGATAATAATTTTTCAATATCCTCTTCCCTTACACCCATAAATCGGTAACCTTCACGTGCTGTAATATTTCTTACTCTACCATCTCTAGTCATAATTTGTGGTGAACCACTGGTAGTTAAACAAGGTGAACAACCATCAATAGAGTAGATACGTCTAGCTTGGTCATATTTTACATCATTTCGTCTAGCGATTAACCTACAAGTAGATTGTTTTTTTGGTTCATTAATCTCATATTCACAATCAATGAATAGGGATTCATCGACGTTTTCAGTCTCCACAAAATCCTTCATAGGTATATGAGTTTTTTTGTTTTCTAAAACTCTTCTCATTTTGATTTCAACTTCTTCATTAGTTTCACCAAAAACTGACATCATAAAAACTCTTTCTCTGTTCTGTGGACACCCATAATCAGCACCATTTAACATCAACCAAGAACATCCATACCCTATTGAATTTAGATAAGTTATATGGTCTTCAAAATTTTTAATGTGGTTTTTAGAAATTAAATTTTTTACATTCTCCATCAAAAGGAACTTTGGTTGGTTTTTACTTAGAATTCTTTCAACTTCATATAATAATCCACTTCTAGTACCTTTTTGAATTCCTTTTTGTATTCCTGAAATTGAGATATCTTGACAGGGAAATGAATAGGTTAAAAAATCACATTGTGGGAACGTGTTTTCATCAACCTTAGTAACATCGCCTAAATTACCAATAGTCGTAGTGTGTATTGAGTCATAAGCAATATTTGCAGTATTTAAAATATCACAATTTGCTATAGTCTCAAAATTAACCCCAATGTATTTAAGGGCCAATTCTTGAGTGCCATAACCTGAAAATAATGATATTACTTTTAATTTATTATTCATTTAATTTAAAAATCTTTATCTTTATTATCAAAAATTTTCTGAGTCGTCGTTTTGGAAAATTTCTTCTGTCTCATCTAAGATAATTTCTCCAGTTCCTGAAAGAATTGCGTTCCAATATTGGGAATACTCTTTTTTGTATTTTTCAAGAGCGTCTTTATCGTCAGCAATATATCCTTGTGGTGTTGCAATAATCTTACCGTCTTTATATCCTAGTCCATTGATGTGGTTCTTTAAAACTGATATTTTAGTTCGGATAGCGTAAGATACTGTTCTACCATTTTTAGTTGCCGTAATGTGATTAATACCAGCATTTTTCTGATTACCGAATAAGAATACAAGTGCTGATGCTAACCACATTGCCTCCCCACCTTTAGCTTTAATTGTTGGTTGTCCAAATGGATTATCCGGTAATTCAACCCAAGGTTGATTAACAACAACCATAGTATTAGTATAAGGATAATCTTCTTTACGTGATTTAGTAATACGGGCTTGGATACCCATACCGATTTTGTCCGCTAATACGGATGCGTTATGTTGTTTTCCACCTTTACCATCAAAAGTCATTTTACAAGGGATTGAACCAACCGAATCCCAAAGGAAACAAAGTGAATATGGGATATTACCTTTTTCCTGTTCATCTAAAAGTTCGTTAATATAATCAGTAACTTGTTCAATATAGTCAAAATTATCGTTAAATAAAAATTGACCATCCCACTCCCCATCTACCATTTGAGCTTGTAACCCCAATTCTATGGCGTGTTCCCACGACCATTTTTTTTCAGTAATAATGAAAACGGGTAAATGCCCCTTCTTCTGTGCCGATACAGCAGCTTTAACAAGAGCTGTGGTTTTCGAAGAGTTCGAATGACCGAGGAACATATTGATGTTACCCAAAGCAGGACCAGGTAAACCACAAGCACTGTGGAACGCTTCATCCACTTCATAAAACTCCGTCTCTTTGTATTTAGTTTTTGTAGAATACTTGTTTTTGATTGCATCTAATGAGAATTCTTTTTTCTTTATTGCCATAAATGTATATGCGTTTTAATTGTTAGTGTTAAAATAATAAAGGAGGGACACTTGTATAGACAAAGTGCCCATCCTTTTAAACTTTTTAAGGAAATCTTAAATTGACTCTATCCTTTCTTTTGTAATTATAAATTTTTTCAACCAACTCAATATATGTATCTGATTTTATACAATTTACAAGGGATGTTGGTTGTTGTTGTAACTTAACAATAAACTCATCAAATTTGAACTCCTTATTACCCATTAATGTCATCATCGCATTAATAAACATAGTTCTTTTATAACCAGCATAAAATGGTCTAATCATTAACAACTTTTCCATAAAATCACATGCTCTTTCATAACTTTCAATTTTAAATTTTCCATTTTTAAAATCATTAGTATATGACCTTTGGTGTTTCCATTTCAAAATTTTCTGAGAGTCTGAGTGATTCAAACTATATTTTTGTTTAAATTCTTTGTATTTAACATAATGTGGATTCTCTTGTTTTATAAAACATCTCAAATAATCGTCGTTTGTCCAATTTGTATTATTTGTGTTAAGTCTTTTCATTTCTTCCTCACCATATCCATTAATTACAACATAGAATAATGGTAAATTAAGTTCTCTTATTGCATAATACCTATGTTGTCCGTCACAAATTTCGTTTTTTTCATTCACAGTTATCAATGTAAATAAATAATCTTGTTTCATAGACTCAATCAACGATTTCACGTGAGTTTCATTTACTGGTCGATTTAAAGGATGAAACTTAAAAGTAGAATAATCTGTAGTACAATTTATTGATGGTATTGTAATTGTATTATTTAAAATCATAATTTTAATTATTTAAAAGTTAAACTAAAGAACTTGGACACCTTGTCTAAGTAGATGTCCAAGTTCAATGAATTAGAATGGTAAGTCACCATCAGGTTCAGCACCTTCTTGTGGGTCTGAATATGAACTAGAACCTCCACCCATACTCATTTCTGCAGATTCACTATTACCATAAACATATCCACCTTTGTCCGAATCCCATCTTGGGGTTTCACCACGAGCAATCGCTTCAAGGTATTCAGTTGGTTTTTTAGAGTAAACATCTCTCCAAGTCAATTCATCATTAACCCAAGATTTACCTGTTACCTCGTCAGTGTGAATTGGGGTAGCATCATCATACATAACTGTTTGGATGATTGTATATTCCTTACCTTTTGGAGTTTTAGCTTTAGCTAATTCAATGATAAGGTCACGTCCTTTTTCAGGGTCAGTGATATCACCTTTTGCTTTCCAAATTGGGATGATTTTGTCAAGAACTCCTTCGTTCTTATAGTTGTGTTTGAAACGCCAGAACTTTGGTCCGTCCGCCTCGTTATCACGGTCAATTACTTTAACGATGTAGAATTTACGTGCCTTATATTGTTTAGCAAGTTCCTTGTCGGAATCCTTACCTGTACTAATAAGTGCGTCGTGTACATCTGTTAGAGGTGACGCCTCGTTGTCGTTTTTACCTGGGTCATAGAATTTATTCCATTGACCACCTACCTGAATTTCATGGAACCATCCCTCAACAAAGGGTGAACTACCATCTTTTGTAGGTAAAATTCTAATTCTCTTCTGAGCTGAAGATTGATTAGCTGGAAGGATTGCTGCGAAATACTTTTTCATTCGCTCTTCCTGCGTCATTTTGTTTGACGCACCGCCTGACTGTTTTGATTTTTCGTACTGTGCCAGAACTGAATCTAAGACTGATGACATAAATTATAAGTTTTAAAAAGTTAATTATTAAAACAAATATAATCTAAAATTCCAAAAAGTCAAATTAGATTTTGTAAAAGTCCTCGTCACTAGTTGGTGGTGTGAACGTTTTTTTAATCTCCGTGGGTGAAAAATCTTCAACCTCATTAGATGTTAAAACGTACTCATTTTTACCTGACTTTTCCAAGTCCTCTTCCTTCTCATCAAAGAAATCAGTAAGTTTTTGATTAAACGGATATGAATCCAAACTTCTTAATTCCAACTTTTCTTCAGGTGTTTTTGTACGATATTTTTCAATCTTTGTTTCCAACTGATTAATTTTATCAACAATCTTGTCCATTTCTGACAATTTAGAAGTTAAATTCTCCAATTGACCGAATAATTGTCCAAAATAATCATCCTGTTTTGTCTGAGTTTCTTTTTGAGCATTTACCAAATCAGTAATCTCTAATTCTTCAGTACCATCACCTTCTGGTTTAGACTCCATAGATTCTCCACTATCATCCACTTTTTCAACTTCAGTATCCGTATTAACATCAACCACTTGTGGTTCTGCTGGTAGTGCTGTAGTAGCATCGGTAGTGGCCGCTGGTTCAGCCCCAATTGTAGGTTCAGCGGGAGGTGGAATTGTTGCTTCATCACCAGGAGCTGGAGGTAATGCTGCCGCATCTTGCTCATTTAAGTATTGATTAATACTTCTATATCTTTTAATTTCAGAGATAATTTTTTTATCGATTGCCATTTTATTAACCATTTAATAATCTTTTAATTCCATTCGGAGTTTCTACATTAACTTTTTTGTTAACATTCATAGTGTTGTCAACTCTTTCAATGAGACCATCTTTCATTCTTACTGTGTAACAATCTCCACTATCTAAATCACACACTTCTTTAAACCCGTTTCCAGTGTCTTTTTCTGAATATCTTGTTCTTTTACCAAGATAATTATCTAAAATTAATTGCAAACTCATACTCTTTTTTTTATATAAATATACAGATTATTATAAAATTAAATTAAACCTATCGCTTTTGCCTCCAAATAGGCTTTTTTAACTATTTCTTTTACATTATTATAGTAATCAACATTTTTAGTTTTGAACTCTGAAAAACTCTGAGGAGTCATTCTATCCAATTGACTCCAATAAACGTAGTATATCTCCAAAGATTTATCGATTGATGTTTCATCTATCTCATTCGCATTTGTTAAATTAAGTGTTAAAACTATATTTTTGTACTTAGAGTTCATCATTTGAAATGCTGTTGGTATTGAGGCAAAGACAGCATATGGGTAAGATTTACCATCAGAACCTTTTTGACAGAAATATGTTTTTTGTAATGATGTAATCAAAGGACCCCAATCACCTAATAAATCTGCATTTCCAATATTGTTATTGAAATATAAAAACTCAGAATTCTTGTATGATGTTAGGTAAGCGGTCAAGAACATCATCCATTTGGCAGCTCTGTTAGCCGAACCTGTACCTTCAATTGCAGTTTTAACCGATGTAATTGAAAGTGCCGCCCCTTGTACCGCATTTGTTGGTTCAAATAATTGATATTTTTGATTAGTTGGTTTACAAGAATTTTGTGGTGCCGTTTCTCCAATTGGTTGGGAGGTTATTGGTGCGACACTAGAGGACTGAGCATTTATTGTTGTTGTCGTAGTGACGGTATTAATTGAGCCACCATTTTCTGTTGATTCTTGTTTTCTCAATTCCAAAACTTCGTCTAAAATTTCTCTAACTGCTCCTTGTATATATGAATCAATCTTAGGGAAGACAAACATAGATTGTCTTGACCCAGTAAACCTAGTAGTAAAATTACCTGGGGTTATTGTGTGTTTGACACTCATAATCATATAAGTCCCATTAAACATCGGTACGTGTCTAAGATTAAAATACATAAGTGGTTGAATTACTGCATTACCGATACATTCTACCGAACATTCGTAGTTCCTAGACTTATAGAAATTCCATAAAGAAGTATTTTGTGTCGTATACTTCTTACCTGACGCTTGGCTAACAACATTATCTAAATGTTGTGCTGCTTCCAACGTTAATTTTGCAGCATTTTGTGATATATCAAATTTAGTGAAAATATTCTGATTTCTTATTCCAATATCAACATTAAACCCAACAACTCTATTTGACCTAGCATAATCCACTTTTCCATTTAAAGTTTCTAATAGTGGATTATCCGAAGAACGACGTAATTCAAAACTATCTGAATTGTACTTATAGTCTTTATTATTACCCATATCCAAGTACTTACTTTGTCCATCCTGATAATAACATAAAAATTTAGTACGTGTCTTTCTCGTATCTACCGATAGAAAGGTTCCAAATAAATTATTACCAAACTCCAACGTCCCATCAACTTTAGGTGTTGTTTGGTCAGCAATTTCCTCAGCATTGTAAAAATTAATATAACCTGGAACTATCATGTGGTATAAATGATGTTCAGCTAAAATACTTGCTACAAATGTGTAAACACTACCGGACATATTAATACTATCAAATCTATTCTTTAACTTGAATGGATTTATAATAATTTTGTCACCAATATTTCTATTAGCTCTGTCTAAAAATAAAAAGTCTTCAAATAATGTAGTCTCACTAAAATCACTTCCTGCTATCCAAGTGTCGTTAACTCCTTTAAAACCATCATATAGTTCTAATTTCATTTGTTCACCTTCATAACCTACTTTATTTGTATCCTCATTAACCTCGGAAACATTTGGAAGTTGGTTTCGTACTTTATTAAAGAAATAATCTAAACTAATATCCATATTTAATTTAGTGGTTCTTAAATAACTTCTAATATTATTCAAGAACTCAGGACCAATCCCTGACACACTAGGTGGGGTTTGTTGTTGTGATAAAGTTTGTGGAGTGTTAGTTTGATTGTATTGATTGGTATCAACAACATATTGTGGATTTTCAGGGTCATTACTTGTATTACCATAAACCGATATGATTGATTCATCAACTAATTGTTTAATTGTTATTTCAGAAGACACAAATTGTCCATCATACTCTAATATACCTAAAGCATTTCTCATTTGTGCCTTTCTTCTCGAACCTGATTTTGTAATTGTAATTTCAGAACCATCTTTTAAAGTTGATTTTGCAACTATGTTTGAAGGAGTATTTTGAGTAATATCAGTTATGGTCGGTGGTACTATTGGTGCGGTTTGTAGTGCTGGTGTCGGTGGGGCAACTTTATTATATTTTTGAGTTGCGTAAATTTTAATAAGTGGTGCCAACAATATTACATTATCTTCAGAAAATTCAATATTTAAATCGATAAAGAAATCAGTAATAAATGACCCACTATTGGTATAATCCATATTAGGGATTGTTGAGAACCCGACGTATGTTTGTAAGGCTTTCCAAGCATTCGGGTTCTGTTCCTGTGATTGTTGTAAGGATGGTGACCCTAAACTACTAGGTAATGAACCTGGTGTATACAGATTAAATGTGTATGGTTCTTCTATGTAAAATTCAGTTGTTTGAGCCAAACTATAGAACAATTTTTTATCAAATTGTCCGGGGTTACCAATTTTTAATAATTTATCGTACAATAAGAATTTATTTAATTCAGGTAACAATTGGGCATCTTGTTTTAACATTAAAGTTTTCAATAATGTTATTGGTTCAGGACTTGATGATGGTTGTAAACCAAATAAGTTTTTCATCAACAACTGAAAATTTTGTAAAGATGCATCAGGAGTATTCTGTAATTTATTAATTGTTTCTCTAACTATTACATTATTTTCATTCTTTAATATTGCAAACTCATATTGTGATTTAGAAAAATTTAAGAAATGATTTTCCATTTCATCCAAATCTTGTTTACTAAAAACACCAAATAAATCTTCTATTGAGGAGTAATCCGTAAAATTAAATGCCATTTGGTTTTCTTGAGCCCTGTAAATACGTTTCATATATTGTAGAGGAGTTGGTTTTGATAGACTTGAATTATCAAAATACCCGAATTGGGAACTTGACCAGAACATTCTAACCGAACCATTAAAAATAGCAGGGTTTCCAATTACAGGTATGCTTGCAATTGGGGTTTTACCAAAACAATCGTAATCAACTTGAGAGAAGTTAGACCCTAATGATGGTACTAAATATTGTTTTCCATTTATTTTATCGGTAACTGTACACGCCCACCCCCTATATTGTAAAGCAGTATTTGGGTGTGTTGTGTCGTGAGTTTTTGTTTTATTTAAATTAGTACCTACTAATGGTATCACATTAATGTCACCATTTTGAATTTTTTCATTAATTTCAGTATCAGTAAATGTTTGGAATATTGTTGTACCATTAACAAATAAACTAATATCATTGATAAGTTTTGGATAAAATCCGACATTTATACACTCGGTTGATACTCCACTTAAACTTTTATTAGTCTGTAATTGTATTGATTGTGGTACGTTGTTTATTGAAAAGACATAGTTTCTCGCAGGGTCATTAGTTATTGGGTCAAAACTAGAAACCGCATCAAAATCTTTCCAAACATCGTCAAGAAAATCGACTCCGGTATCAATAAATGTTTTATATCTATTCCAAACTGAACCAATTTTTAAAATAAAAGCATATGGTAATCTATGGACCCCACCATATTTTTTCAAAGTTGCAAATATGTAATCAGAGTAGTTAGTAAAATTATTTTCAAAAGAAGTATACTTTTCACTTACATTTGAAATTGGTAATGAATTAAGGAATAGGTATGCCGCAGCAACAAAAGGAGTTTTTTCTCCACTTAACCAATTATTCACCCCTTTAGAAATTGCGTTAACAAAATAAGGTGTGTTAAAAATTGATGTGTTTTGTTGTGGTGATAACTTACCTTGGTAGTCTTTATAAACTAATTTACCTTGTGTTGGGTATAATTCTCTTTCGTCTACTGGACTATCGTAAAAAGTATTGAATGTTGTTAATACGGGTTGTTTTGGTATTGTTGCAGTAACAAATTTATAGCTTGTAAATGGTCTATTTTGGTAAGCTTTAGTGTCAGGCGTGAAATTAGTCACTAAATTTTTACTCTGGTATAATTTAAGAACCGAATTAGTTTTCCACGAACTTTCAAAAGTTTGACCTTCACCATAAGCTAAACTACTAGAGTAAAAACTATTTATAGCTTGTGGGAAAACATCTAATAAATCAGTATTGGATGTATACTCGGCCCCCAAATAATCCACCATTATTTGTTGTGATGGTGGAACTTTTGTTATTACCGAACTATCAAAACTTTCAAAACTTTCAATTACAAAACTATCCGAGACTCTGTTTTGTAAGTAAGGTGTATTAAAAATACCTCTAATAAATTTTTGCCAACTTTCCCCAATACCATTGTTTGATATATTAGCAAGAAATGGGACATATATTGTAGAACTAAGATTGTATTGTTTCAGTTTTTGTGTAAGGTATGGTGACCCACCTGCTAAAGATTGTTGTAAATTCAAAAATTCAGCATCACCAACACAAGAATAACCCTGTGCTTTCATAAAATCACCACGATTAAACCTTTGGTAATAAAAGGGAAGAATAAATCTTTCGTAAATTTCATAAAAAAACTTAACCTCTTCTTTGTTTGCAAAAACTAAATTTGTTAATGGGTAATCAATCGCATTAAAAGACGCTCTATTAATTACTTTTGAGTCGTCTCCTTGTGGGACTGGAATTTCTAATGGTTTATCAATCAACATCCTTCCTTTGAGGTACTCCTCAACAAATTCTACTTCAGGCCAATAAGCGTAGATATATCCTTTTGTCTTATTACTAACCGCAGGGTCTCCAGGGTATCTCATTTCAAATCGTTCACCTTTTTCAGTATTTGTTTCAACAAAATAATGAGGCCAAGGATAAACAGGTATAAGATTAGTACCTCCTTCTTGGACGGAGTCTTTAGCATCTGGGGATGGTGCTGCAGTATCAGTACCTAAAACAGCCTCAAGTCTATATTTATTACTTCTTTGATTCCAAGCTGATTCATGTACATCCTCCATTAAACGTATGAAAGCTTCAGCACTTGCCATAATCACCGCAATCACATTAACTAGTGTTGGTTCAAACCCTAGGCCCGTATCACTACTTTGTATTTTTTCTTCAAGTGCTTTGTTTAACGCGTCATCAATTTCTTTTTTCTTCTCATCAACCTTCGCATTCAAACCTTTAATATAGGTATCGAAAGAATTATCTCCATCTATTTGGTAGGTGACAATACTAGTTGTTTTTACTCCGTATTTTTCTAATTCAATTGTAATATCTTTTTTTTGACCACTTTCACCAGGTTTTGGAGCTTCTTGTGATGCTTGGTCTTGTTGTGATTGAGTACTAGTACCCCCACCTCCAGTTATGAGTCCTTGTACTTCACTCTTTAACTGATTGATACTTACAGAATTAAATTCAAGTTGTAATTTTGATATTGTTATTTGTGTTGGTTCTTTACTATATCTTTGTCTATATGTCTCAGGAAAATCAATATCACTATCGGTAACAATTCTCAAAAATTTTTCATAGTTAACCTGTTCTGCAGGATTGACAATTCTTGTAGATATAATCTTATTATTAACAATAACATTTCCAGGTAATAACCCAAACGTTGGGTTTTTCATCATTTGGTCTTGGAACTTTTTTAATACCGTATCTAAAGATTGTAATGATTCAAGTATTCCCCCACCTACCGCATAATTTGGTTTTAGTTTATATACTTTCAATCCTTTAGTTGTTACCCAAAACTCATTTTTTGTACAATACTTACCAAACCAACTATCTTCACCAGTGTAAGCCACTACTTCACCTTCATATTGTCTTAATATTTCTCTAAAATTTTTAACTTCTGTTTGTGAACTTAAATCTTGTTTACCAAATGATTCAAGAACATATCTTTCCATAAATTCTAACTTGTTCATTAATTGTTTTACAGTTAGTTCAGGAAAAGTATTTGGTATTAAATTTTTAGCTTTGTATTCAGAATAAACTTCTTTAATTTTTTGTAGTCCTTTTGACTCATTTATTGTAATAACATCATTAGTTAATGGTGTTGCCCCTGCAGCAATTGTTGGACTAACTTGGTATTTTTTATTGTACATGTATGGTACCGCAAGTACGTTACCTAACATTAAACTATTAAGGATGTTATATTTGAAGGCGGACATCCTTAAACTTATATTGTAATTACCTGTTGTGGTATCAAATCTTGCAGCAAAACTCGTTAGTGTTAATTGGTATTTAACCGCTTGACCTATATAACCTTTAATAGTTAAATAAAAAATAGGGTATGGAAGATTAAAAAATGCCGCGTATGGAGAATTCTCACCTTTCTCAAATAAAGCCCTTCCTCGTATGTCAACTAACTCTATTTGAACTTCGGGTTGTCCAATATTTTGGTTTTCAACTATGATAGAAGTGATACCTAATAAACCAGTATCAACATTATTAATTGTTTGTTGTTGGAAATAGTACTCTGTGGACTTGTCAGCTCCTGAAACTTTTTGTCCTTTTTCTGATGGTTGGTTTAACCCTTGTCCACTTCTACTATTTTCACCTGTAAACTCATCGTAAAACTCATTCTTTAGTAATGATTCTCCACCAGGTTTTAAAAAGTTAATTGAGGCTATGTTAACAACTTCAGCTGTGGCACCTTGTGAACCACTTGCCAACCTTGTTCTAGGAAATAAATTACATTCTAAATTTGCAAAACAAACAAGATTCTCAGGTGGTAAAAATCTCTCACCAACTTTACCCTCACTATCAATTACTTTATTTGGGTCAACAAGAATGATGTTCTCATAATCAAATTCAACCAATACATTTTTGTTTTCACCTACCATAATAATAAAAATGAGTATCTAATAAAGTTTTATAGTCTTGTAATGAAGGTATTAAAGGAAATGGAATTGTCAATAAACCATTGTCAGGAATTCCACTTTCTAATCCACCATATTGTGGATTTGCTTGTAAAATTAACCAACCATATAAAGGTGAACCATAATATTCTTGTGAAATCTTATCTAATCTAGAAACGTTTGATATATAAATGTATTTTTTGTCCGTAGATTTACCATTAAGTTTAATTCCAGGGACAACAGTCTGTTTTCCATTAATCAAAAATAAACTATATCTATCGTAAGTACTTTCAGCCATAATTAATTGAATTTATGTTTACCATTAAAGGTCGATTTATCCTCGTTTGAGTTACCTGTCTTGTAAATATTTAATAATCTATCTTTCCAAGTCCCGTCAGCAGGAATAATAGCATAATTATACTTTCTATCAACATTTTTTATACTAGTATCTAATTTTAGATAAGTCTGTCCTTCAGCAGAATCACTCCAAGTTTTAATTTTTTGTTGAGCCTTTGTTATCTCAGTTAAATAAACTTTATAACTTTCGAACCTTACTTTTAATTCAATTTGAGCCGTAGTTCTATCGTTACTATCTTCAATATTTTCTGTTAGTTTTTTTGTTAAATCTGTAAGTTCGGCATCATTTCCTAAATATTTGGACATTATAACAACAAATAAAGCATCTTGATTGGTTAAATCTAAAATAGCGAAATTAGTATCCGTTGTCTTATAATTAACATTACCTAATAGTCCTGTACCACTGATTGAGGTGTAAAAATTATTTAAATTATCAGTTATTGTTTTGTAATCGGCTTTTAATTTATCATCACTACCACCAATACCACTAATAGATAATAATTCTACTGATTGGTCACTTTTAATTTGACCATCATAACTTCCAGACACCAGGTCCATTTTTTCAAAAAATAAAACCATTGATTGTTGTTGTTCAATAGAACTTTGGATGTATTTAGAAATATCTGTAGTAAAATCAATCTTATATGTGTTTAAAAAATTCACAAAATTTGAATTAATCTTTTTTCTGTCTTTTCTTTTAACAATGTTTTTATACACATCATTGTTTTGATACGATAAACTCTCATCTTCAACTGCGGTAATTAAACTACTTATCATACCATCAACTGATGTTTGTATACTATCCGTTTTACCTAATATTTGAAGTGGCATTTCGTCATTATAAGGTTGTACTTTACCTTTAGAGTATAATTGTTTTGATGTCGCGATTTTTAAAATTACATCGTTATATATTAAACTAGTATCAGTCAAATACGTAATAAATGCATTTACATAATTTTGAGCAGAATCAAATGTTTCATCAAATAACTTCTTATAATTAAGTGTTCCTCCGGTTGCATTACTACTTTCAACAACCCCTAAATATGTTCCTCCATTATTTTGAACCGCGTTTTGAACAGTTGTTGCCCCTGAAGATTCGTTTCTATCACTTAATATTTTCTTAACTAAATCTTCGTCTAATTTCTTAAATGAATCATCGGTCCACTCCGCCCTCTCATCAAATATTTCAGTATTAGCGTAGTAGTTAAACGATAACGCATTTTGTAATGTATCAATAGGTTCTTTTAATCCTGAACCACCAACAAATTTAAAAGTCATATTAATCTTAGCAATCATTGGTTGGAAACCGATTCCTTCGGGATTAAAATCAAATAAATTTTCATATGTAATTCCTATTGACTCAGGAATTATTCTAGTATTATAAAAGTCACCAATTCTTAAAATAAGCACTGGTGGTGCTCCAAATGCAGTATTAGTCGCTGATGAATATTTAGGTTTACCATCAGTACCAATTGTAGGTATTGTATCACCAGGTCTTGAACATTGATTAAGGAAAGTTAATCTTGAGTTCAAACCTTCGGGTGTCATTGAGTGGAAAGCAGGATGAAAATACTTCAATTTTTGTTTAATTGAATCATAAATCATCGGGTTTTCCTGTTGGATTGCGGTAAAGTAATCACATTCGGATAATAAATCTCTCAATATCTTTTTAGAAATTCCTTCTCTGATTTTTTGAGTTGTAGTTATTGTGGGTGGTACTACTGGTGGTGGTGGTACTAATGTTTCTTGTGGATTTGTTACCACAGTATCAGTTGTTGGGTTACCTTGTGGTGTATCACCACCTGGTTGACCCTCAACTTTAATTTCTTGTATTGCAACCCTTCTACACCACATAGCTTGATATGAATATATTTTATCATATCCAGTTACCCCAGTGTCAGCATCAGTACAACTTTGTAAGGCTGTTGGTATGTTAGCTCCACTATCACTTTTAACTTTTGGTTGTGACTCAGTTTCTTCCTCCCCTTTACCATTTGGTTCAACAACTATCTTTCTTTCAGCAGCATCACTCATATATTTACCTAAAACAGTACTTTTTAAGTAATTTTCAACAGAAGAAATTCTTCTTTGTGATAAGTTAACATTATATCCTTGTGAAGCTGGAGCTGATGCACTACCTCTTAATTTCAGAATAATTTTAGTGACTTTTGGATTTTGTTCCATAAAATCAAATAATTCTTTAACAAAAGCGTCACTTTCAGTACGATTATATTCGACTACATTTTTAAATGTGAACTCAACTCGTTGTTTTGCTAATTGTTTTTCTTCTTGAGTTTGTGGTTTTATCGTTGACTTATCTAAATATTCGGTCTCTCTTCCTAAATAATCTGTATAAGTACTTAACCAATTTACATCAGTTTTAGTAATTCTTGTATTTGGATTTGGTTGGTCATTATGAAAATACCATCCTAAATTCACCCATTTAGATGCAAGTTCATTACCTGGATTTGTAGTATTAGTATTATTATTAGCACTTGAGTCATTATTACCACCCAATTCACCCCCTTCACTATTTGTCACAACCACTCCAGCTTCTTGAGCCGCAGTAGCTATTTGGTCAGCATTTGCCGATGGATTGGTGATTATCTGTTGATAAACAAATAAATCTCTTGTAGGTATTGTTGTAAATCTTCGTGCTAATTCATATAAGTCGTATTTAACACATCCAGCAAAAAATGAATCAACAATAGAATTTACTTTTTCAGTGTTTGACTCGTTTTGTAAAATTTTATTAGTGATAGTATTCAAAACTGATGGATGGTCAACAACCATTTTCCAAGATAAACTACCACCACGAGTTGTACTTCTATAGGTATATATTGGTTCTGGTCGACCCAAAACTTCAATACCATCAAATCTAGGTGATATTGTTTCACTGAATGTTAAATCATATGGTGGAAACCACATTACTCTACCCCCATTTGGACCTCTTTCACATACAGGTAAATCGTCATATGTAAATCCTGGTCTATTTGATGTTCTCCAAGCTAAATTTTCAATGGAAAACATATATTTTTTAACTTTGTTATCTTTAATATTAGTTGACCCAGGATTTTTTAAAGGTGCAATATTCAAATTGTATGAACTATCCACAATAGAATACGTGAATTTTCTTCCAGCATTTGTAATACCATCTGTTTTTTGTAAATCAGCAAATGTGTAATATGGTGTATCTTTAGTGAAAACTCGACAATATTCAACCCCACCACCGTGTTTATTAGTTGCCGCATCATAAGTATACGAAACAACTTTTGAACCTTTCGTCATTTCCTTATATCCATCGTGAAATACTTTTGATAATTGATTAATAGCATTACCAACGTGTGATAATCTTGCAGCACCTTCAGGAGTTGATTCTAATAATCTTTGTGTATTATCAAGGATACTATCATTTCTGAAATCAATATTTGTGGAAACAGAACTTCCATCAAACTGACTACTAATTTGGTTAAATTCTGAGTCTTGTGTTGATGCTGCATCACCTCCAACAGTCGCTTTAAATCCAGCGTTATTATATTTTGTAGATGTCCAAGTAAATCCTCCAGTAATACCACCAGCATCTATCGTTGTTTTACCAGCTAATCCAAATTTAAAATTTTGGTCTTCTCCCTCATACAACTTACCCATAACATCGGGTCCAACAACAGGTGATTTTACTTGTTGCCCAACTGAATTAATAGGTAATTGACCCGGAGGTGAAAAAATGTCTGATGGGTCTGAGTTATTTGCCCCAATATAAAAATCAGATGGTGGTGCTTGTTCACCATCTAACAAATTTTCAATACCTTCCAAGATACCTCTACCGAGATTTCTTAACGCACCTCTGTCATATCTTGGTTTATATTTATTATAGTCAATACTATTGAATAGTAGTGACCTTTGACCAAAACTAGTGTTATTTAAAAATAACTGAGAAGGATTTGTATCATTTTTTAGTAATCCAAAAAACTTACCTATAGCAGTTTCTCTAGGGTCTTTACCACCACCAAATGCAGATGTTATTTGATTTAATGCCGTTGGTCTCCACTGAGCCATATCCTCATCAAAATAATCACCAGGGATAACTGAAGACGGATAATATGTTCCTGAAAGTCTAAGTAAAAAATCGGCACCTGCAACAACTGGATTAGCCGCAACTGTAATTCTATAATTTAAATCTATTAAAGGTCGTCGACCTGCCGCTACTTGTTGTGCAAAAACAGGGTCTTGTAAGGCTTCTGTTAAATTTTCTCTGCCCGATGTATTTCTTTCAATTTCTCTGTCAATCCTATATTGAAACGCGTCCCTTAAAAAAGTTGCTGACAACTGAGCTAACATACTATCTTGAGATACACTTCCATCTGAACCTTGTGGGTTATCACTTCCTAAAATATCATATGGAGAATAAGTAGATGGTACAAAACTTATTGGGTTTGGATTCGCATAAAATGTGAACGTTGGGACAAATTGTATATTATTAATCGTCTCCAAAAATACCTCGTCAAAAGAGTATTTGTTAAGGGATGGGATGTTTTGTTCTGCCGAAACTTGTGCAAAACTTGGCCAACCTTGTCCCACCAAACTTTGTTCAGGTAGTGAAGCGTCCATAACAGTATATTCACCCCCATTAGCATTTTGAACTAATGGTTGTGATTGTGTTATAGTAACCCCATATCCACCTTGTGGTCCGTATTCATTTAAAACATAAAGTCCGTGGAATTGGGGTGGTATAAGATTTGAGGGTGGGTCGTCAATAAGTCCGTTTGGTGAGTCAACTACCGAAAAATTATTTTGATTATATTCATAATTTTGTTCGGCAACAGGTGGTGTGAACGCACCAGCAATAGTATATGGTTGTAAATTCCTTACAACTAGACTATCTCTAAATGTTGACGTATTTAAAAACGATAATGGACTATCTATTGGCATACATTAATAAATACATTTAATCTATTTTTTATCCAAAAGATTCTCTTTTGTAATAGTCCATTTGTTTAATAAATTGATTTTTAAATTCGTTTGAATACACAATATTACTTAATGCGGTATTAAATTGTGTTGCATCTAATTTAATATTCATTTCGTGAGTATGTTTTACCTCCTCAGTTTTTGAGGTCGTTTGAGGGTTCGTATTAACCGCTATGTTTGGTGACGCTAATATTTTATCTTCAGGGTCAATCATTGTTGCAAATTTACCCTTAATATCTGAAACCATAATTCCATCTTTATTTATAAGAGCATCTTGTACTTGAGTTACAGGTGGTGTTATTGTTTGAACCTCATTAGAGGTTGGGGAAACTTTGTTAATCATATCCTGTACTACTGATGGTACTTCTATAGCCTTTTGTCCAGTGTGTGTTTGTTCATATTTTTGTCTAGCCTTTTCGTATTCTTCAGAAATATTAATTTGTGATATTTTTTTAACAATTTCTTTAGAACCGTCTACCATATTATTTGCAACCTTACCTAACGCATCAGATAAGGATAAATCACCATTTTTTAAAGAAGTAGATACATCACTTAAAGACGATGTGACAGAATTAATACCCTCTCTTAATCCTTGAGTACTAATTTGTTGATTTATAGTATCTAAAACAGGTGTAAAAGCCCCTCCAATCATTTCTTTAATTCCAGTTAAAACATTACTAGTTGCTGCGGCTCTTATTGGTTTATCAGTCAATAATGCCGTGTTATTAGCAACCTCTTTCAACAAACCATTAGCGTCAATTTGTAATTGTTCAATTGTTTTAGAAGCATTTTCTTGAGCCTTTTTTAACCCCGCCATGTCATCAATACCTCTACTTTTATCAACAGTTAAGCTATCAACAGCCTTTTTTACATTTTGACCTAATTTTTCATCATAAATTTCAACTTCAAATTTACCAGTTTGTTCGTTAAGTTGAGCCATATTAGCAATCAACTTTCGAGTATCATCAGAGGCAAATTCATCGGCAGTTGGGAACTTAATTTGACTCATTTTTTTACTTAATTCTGAAGACTCAATACCTAAATTTAGAAATTCATCGGTTGTCATATTAACTAATTTAGCAATTTCCCTTACCTCTCTCCCCGCACCTGGCATCATCTGGAATCTTCCTTGTTCTTTATTAAACTCAACATATCTTTGGGAAAGTTCAATAAGATTTTTCTGTAGTTCTTCAGGGTCATTTTCCGCCATATTCATTAATGATATTGGGTCAAGTAATCCACTAATTTGGACTCCCATCCTTTGCAATCCTGCGGCTAAATCCACTGCTTGTTGCGGGTCAAATAACTTCTCCGCAAGTTGTAAAGTGTTTGACATGTTATATTTCAACATCACAGCTTCAGCTGCCATTTTGGCCATACCTTGGACGCCATTATCAAAATTATATAGATTTAAAGTTTTAACATTTTTTTCGAGTTCATCGTAAACAGCACCTGCGGACACCCCAATTGACAATGCGTTTTGTACTATCTTTTCACCTTGGGTTACTACCCCATTGGCACTATAACCTAATTTTGTAAAGGTGTCGTATGCTTTAGATGCTTGAGCAGTTGCATCCTCACCAATTCCTTTAGTAATATCACCTAATGCTAATAATTGACTATATTGTTGTTGTTGTAATAGGAAATTAGTTTTTTCAATTCCTGTAATGTTACCCCTAAGTTTTTGTAAATCAACTAATGTAAATCCTAGTTTTTGTGCAGCGTCCGCGGCACCAAGTATATTTTCCCTAACTCTATCAGCATTTGCTGCCCCACCCCCTAATTCTTTGTTAAAAGTAATTGAAATTTCTTCAAATTTATCGAAAGTTTCAACAATTGTTTTACTTATACCATCTAATTTAATACCTAAGGCATTAATAGCATCACTTAATGGTGTTATATTATCAAGTTTGTTTTGATTTAATTGACTACCTCCTGTATTATTATCTGTAGATTGTAACATAGTTTTTTTTAAATAAATAGATTCAAATTAATTTTCCTTTGGTTTACTATCCTCTATATATTTGTCAAGTAAAAATCTACGTGTACTTACTGGCATGGTCATAAAATCAGAATACGAAATTCTTAAAAACCTAGCTAAATAATAAAATTCTAAATTTTGATTTTGTCTATAATCAGAAGAAAGGGCGAAAAAACTCAACCCCAAAGAGAATATTAACAGAAATCTCTTTTCCTGACGGGGTAATAACTTGTCTTCTTAAATCCAATTTAGGTTCATTCTTATCTATATAATTTTTAATATACTTTGAATCCATGATAGGCATAGATTCAATAAATTTAGATATTAATTCTCTGTCAGTTGAGCCGTCAACCGAGACAATCATTTTATTTAATCTCAATGTTTGTTTTGGGGCGATTCTACCAGGAGGATAGGATTCAACCATTCGTTCAATTTCTTGAGTATCCCCTAAAGTGAGAGGTCTAATTTTTACACTATTTCCTGATTTTGGTAGTGTGATTTGAAATGTACCGTCTTCATCAGGTTCAGCATCAACATCTGTAGAGTATAACTCTGTTAGATATATTTCAGTTGAGAACTCTTTACTAGTATCGGGGTCAGTTGCGGTAATTTCATACGTTGGTCCGAAGGAAGTGTTTCTTAAAAAGATAAGAATCGCTTCTACATCACCATTTAATAATTCTTCAGGACGAATATCAGGTTCATATATTTTGTTTCTCAAAAGTGTCATAACAACACCTTCACGTAAAGTACCACCTGCCATCAAAATATTTTCATCTGACGCAGTTAAATAACCAATTTTTAATGTTTTCTTTTTATTCTTATAGAATTTACCTCTAGATGGTAGAGTTACCACGTCGTGAGGCAAGTTAAAATTCATTTGTCCATATTGAGCACTTTGGTCCATAGTCTTTTTTTAGATAAAATAAGTTTGAAATTTAAAAAATCAATCTTTCTTATCTTTTTTGTTGTGTCTGTTTTCAAATTCTTCTTCTGTTTCAAACACTTTACCACATTGTGGACATACATACTCGGTATTACCTGAAAAAAAAAGTTCCATACACATAAGTATATGGAACTTTAATATATAAATCAATGAAAAATTTTAGTATACTAAGATACAACGGTCGGGTCTAAGTGTTGCAGTAATTGAAGCAAGTGCGTCTGAGTTGTATGCCAAGTTATCAAAGTTTACGTTTGATAGGAATGTACCTTGGAGAATCCATTTTTCAACCACAACTCCTGTCGGGTCTAACAATTCTAAATCAACGTCTTTTTTATAACCTGCAGCATAACCCATACGACCTGTAACAGATTCTGCATGTAAACGTACCCACTCCATAAGTGCTTGGGCTGCAGACGGTCCAATTGGGTCACGGAATTTAACATTAATAGTACCCCACGTAAATCTTCCTGCTACGTAAGTAGATGTGTTTAGAAATTGGATTTCAACAGGATTAATGGTAATTGCAGGTCTCGATGTCGATTCCACAAACCATTCGTTAATTCCTAATGAAGAAGGAAATCTCAATATAAATCTATTTTGTCTTTTGGGTTCGTAAGGAACCGGCATTTTCATCAGTAAATCTGCCATTGTTTTAAGTTTTTAATTCGTTTTATTATCTATAAATAGTGTTGTTTATTTTTTTTTCTATTTACTTTCATTTATTTTAGAAATATTCTTATAATAGAATTAGTACTAGTATAATATATTAATTATCTTTTTTAACTTTTACTTTCTTACCAGTTTTAGTTGAATATATATTTAAACTTTCTTCATCACCAAAGTGTTTCTTAATAGTTTCTATATTCTTTGGGTCATCGTCAGAAAATCCAATTTCAACTGATGGTAAAAAATAATTTTTAACTTTTTTCTTTAAAAAGGCTTTTTTCCCCAACTCCTCGGATAAATCTTTTACATAACGAATAAATTCGTTTAGAGCAGTTACTTTTAATTCTTCTGGAGAAGCTGCAGAACCTTGTCCATAAGTTACCGGGTAAAATTTACATAGGTCTAAGTATTCTTTGATGACTTCCATGTCTGTAAGGTCTTCAAAATCGGCTAAATCCCTATATTTTCTTAAATTTTTCAAACACTCGTTAAAATCTATCCCTCCCTTACTAGAGATTATTAAATTAAAACAAGATTCTTTGAGTGTATTTGGGTTGTGACCTCTAGCGGTAATGATTGCAAAAATGGAACCATTATTTATACACTCCACAAAATCATTCCATGAAGGTCCAGTTTCGGCCATAAGTGAATCGATTAAAAATTTATCGTCACCCTCAATTCCAAATTCTCTAAATGGGTCTTTTGCAAATCCAACGATTACATGACCCTCATACTTAAATTCTTCTTCCCCAATTTTACTTCTATATTTAGCAAAATCGTGAGTAGACATTCCAACCTCTTCATTATCAGAATTAATTAGAATGATTTTTGTAGGCATATACATAAGATTGTCATCCCAATCAAATGCGTAGTATTTCATGTCAGGAGTACCTCCCTCCGAAATCTTTTCTGTAAGAAATCGGAGGGGTTGGGTACTGATTTTATTTTTTATTTTCATAATTAGATATTATCAAATGATGCTCCTGTTGGTGTAATCAAGAATTCGATGTCGATGAATTCTAAAGATTTGGTTGGTTTTACATAGATTTTACCAACTAACTGATTTCTGTCTAGGTCTTCAGCTGATGAAGAAACCGTTACACGGAAATCATACAAACCTCTATCTCTTCTAATCGAATCCAAGATTGGGTTGACTGCGTCTAAGAAATCTTGTCTAACCTTTTGGTCATTTTGTTCAAACAACAATCTTACTGAAACTGCAGAAATCAACTTACGTGCCTGTAATAACAATCTTCTTACATTCAATCTGTCTAATGCAGACTCTCTGATTTGTAAGGTCTTGTTACCCCAAATTACTGTTCCAACATCCGAGAATGTTGCGATAGGATTAATTCTACCTTTGTACAATGTATCTCTATCTTCTTGAGTTAATTTCTTACGTGCTTTGATTGCATTTACAAGACCACGTGTGTAACCCGCAGATGCAAACCAAGGGAATGAGATGTTATCAGTTAACGCTAAGTTTCTACAAACTTCCGCTGTTGGTGGGATGTAGATTTGAGTGTTGTTAACAGTATCACGAGTCAATACCCAAGGATAGTAAGTAGCGGTGTAGTTAGAATCGATACCTGCCTCTTCCAAACTATCTACAACATCTTGTGGGTAAAATAATTCGTCAATAGTGTAAGTAGGTGTAAACAAGTTACTATCTGGTGTTGTTAAGATGTAGATAGAATCCGCTCTATCAAACTCAACCATATCGATAGCTTCCTCAACAAGATTACTATTATTCACAAAATCAATACCTGGAGTTGCAAACACGTTAATATTTGTTGCTTCAGGGTTTTCAAAAGTTCTAATACCCATTAAGTATGCGTAGTAGTCAGTATTTGCCCAATCTTGAGTTCCGTCACCGACACTGATTAATTTGAATGAACCATTACCAGTTGCTGTTGGGAATCTTAGACTTGGACAAGCTCCCCATAGGAAACCTCTTTGGCCAACTCTAAATATGTCTCCATTGGTACGATATTCTCTGTAGATGTCCCATCCGTCAAAACCACCTTGTACTAAGAAAGTAAACTTACGAGAGAATAATCTGTAGTAAGGACTACTTGGATTGGTTGGTTCTGAATTAAAGGATGCTGCTCCGACTTCAAATGCCGATTGACCAGATAATGTATAACCTGAAGGTATTGTTACAACAGTTGCCCCACTATCCATATGGAAACCTTTAGAAATGTAAGCCCATTCGTCACCACTAGTGTCGAAACAAGGGTCGATTGGTCCACGTTTTCCTTTATACATATAGTAATCTAAATCATAACCTACTGTGTCAGAAACACCTAGATATGTTCTTCTTACGTTGTCACCACCTGCTGGTACGGCATCATCACCACCTGCTGTTGTTCCAAAAGGAGGATTATAAATGATTTCACCAGGAGTAAAGTACTTTGTTTTAAATACTGGAGATGGAGTTACCGCACCTTCGTATAATCTGTTTTTAAATCCTTCAAAACCACAAGGTACCGCATCAATAGGTGCGTCAATATTGTAGTCAATCATGATAAATTTAGAATTTAACACAAACTCACCATCAGAAGAACCTACTTTTTTAGCAATGTAGTTATTCTGTCCTGGGTCCATACCACAATTAGTGAATTTCTCTAAAACAACTGGTGCGTCGTCAGTATCATAGAAATCTCTAACAACTAAATCAAATGATTGATTTGAGAAAGACACGTTCAAAATTGAAACTTTGATTTGGTAGTTAGCCGAATTACCATCAGCAATTGATATAACTCTGAAAAGTTTGTATACATCATTACCACGTAATTCTGAAACAACCCAAGGTGAAGTTGAGGATTGGTATTTTTCTAAGTACCAACCAATTGAATTCAATTCAGTATATCCTTGTCTGTAACCAGGTAATGCGACTAGTTCAGAACTAATACCACGAATATAACCTTTATTATATGCGTCATTAAGTAAGAAACTATATTTCTCTTCAACCATTAATGGGGTTGCTAATCTAGGTTTAGTAAAGTTACCATAACCTAATACCTTCTCAATTGCTGTAGAATCTGTCGAAGACATTGAAACTTTGAAGTTAAAGTTCGCCCCGTCGATTGTAGAACCAGTAATTGCAAAAGGTGAGAAAGGATTTAAAGTTGCCGCAGAATATGAACCACTAAAATCCAAACCAACATCAGATGTACCACTTACTTGGTAAGTAGGTCCGTTGTTAGTTGAGGTGTAGAAACTAAAACCTCTTGACCTTAAAGTTGCAATCACCATATTATGATATTCTTCATAAGTTTGACCAGTCATCGGGAACAAATATCCGACAACATTTCCAGAATAACAAATATTTGGAATATTTGGTGTTGAAGTTGGTGTTGCGGTAGGTGTTGGTGTGACATCACAAGGGTTAAAAGTAGATGTTACAGTAACAGTTGGTTCTGGTGTTGTAGTTGTAGTTACAGGAAGTTCTTCTAAATTTTCAATGATGAAAAGATATGAAAAACCTGAATATCCATTATTTGTTGTTGGATTCCACAAAGCATAATACCAAGTATCATTATAAGGTGAGGTAAAACTACAATTGTATGAAGAGTTACCACTTGTTCCAAGATAGTTAGTAATGTTTGTGAAACCAATACCTGTATATGCGTCAAACACATCACCAGGTATAATACCCCAAACACCTAGTGAATCACCACTTAATGTTGTATCTGCCAAAATTCCTTGTACAAAACCTTTCATATCGTCGAATAAACTAGAAGTTCCACCATCAAACTGAGTGTAAACATTGTTTATTCTTGTTTGGATTTCACTAGGGAAATCCTCTAAAAATGCAAATTGTGTTAAATCAGCTGAACAACCAGAGAAACCAACATTGATTTCTGTAGTTCCTGTTATAATACAATTTGTCTCACAAATTGCTGGGTCAACACTAAAATTAGGAGATGTTGTACAACTATAAGGATAACCTACAGTTGTTGAGTCAACATTTGCAATTGTTTTAATTGACCAAGATGGTCCAGCATCATAACCAGACAAACCTAATACTCTTGTAACAAAAAGTTGATTTGATTGTTGTAGGTATGCCTTAGCAATGTAAGACATCTCATACTTTGGGATTTGTGTGTTTACGAATTTTTCGGGTGTTGTTCCTCCAAAATAAGTTTGGAATTCATCATAGTTTGTAATAAAAATTGGTTCAAAAGCAGGTCCCTTAACTGCCTCACCAACTAGACCTAATGTTGTTACACCAACACTAGACGTTACAAAACTTAAATCTCGTTCAGATGTGTATACACCTGGAGAAACGAATACTTTGTTTGCTGTTGCCATTATTTAATTTCTTTCTTAATTTTATTTCTCTATAAATATTACCTTTTTTTTCAAAAAACTTTACTTTTTGGATGGTATTTATAAATTGGAAGAATTTTTTCTACCTTTTTTCTACCTATGGAAAAGAAAATAAAAAACATAAAAATATCAGTTGAGTCACATTCATTACTAAAAAAGTATTGTGAAAAAAAAGGGTATAAAGTTTATAGGTTCTTAGAAGAACTAATACGGAAAGAATGTGAAGAAGAGAAAGATTTGTATGGTGAGAATTAAATTAAGGTGTTTTGGAATTTAATAGTTGAAGTCAGAGTATCGTCTGTTCTGACAACATCAAACCTAACACTATCACCCGAATTAATCTGTATAAAATTTACATTTGACCCGTAATATAGGTTGTTTATATAAACTTCATAACTTTCAATATTATCACTAGTCAATAATTTTAAATCCACACGTTCTGGAAATAAATCACCCAAAGAATTAACACCTAAAGGAAAATTAATATTTTCATAAAATCTATTAGGATTATAGGGCGGAGTTCTTTTTCCTCTTGTCTTACGGTCAGTTTGAAATTCAAATAATTGTAAAACTCTTGAAATACCAGGTTTAACTTTAAATTCATCCTCGTCAATCAAAAAACCTAACATAGTAAAATCATAAGATACTATGTAATACTTTCTTTTTTCAATTTCCATTACAGATTCGTCAGAAACATTATCCCATACTATTGGAATATAATGTCCTTTCACTTTGGTATAGGCTTGTCTTGATGAAAAGTTCTCAAGAACCACTTTGTTTAATTGATTTACTTCACGGACTCGATTACATATAAATTTTAAAGTATATTTTATATCAATAGGAATTGGTTGTGGTATTTGATAAACATCAACACCACTTCTTTGTCCATCAAAAGTTGGGACGTAGGCGTAAAAAAATTCTTTTCTTACTGGTATCGTATATTGTAATGATGGATTTGTACCATATTTCATATCATTTGACCTGATGACCGTAACAAAAGGAGGTGAAGCATTTTTATCTAAGTCTTGGAATTTCCAAGTCTGTGTAAATTGAGCCCAATTTTGAGTGGTAACGATAATATCGACTACAGGTACAGATTTTCCATCAACACTAAAACCTAACTTATTTTTAACAAAATCTAAAAACCCTCTATCTAAATCAGCATGTAACACAGACTTTGGTAGAAATGTACCATCTTGTTGGATTTCTTCCAACATTTCTTGTCGTCTAGCTAACCCTACTTTATTTGGGATTAAATCAATATTTTTTTTAATTTGTTTAGAAAATCCCATGTTATTTAGAAATGATTTCGTTTATGACAAATAATTTGTTTTTCAAATTAATCATATCAACTTCTTTAGCGTTGAATACTGGTGTTTCTGTATCTTTGTAAACAAATGAATCATGTTTATACGGGTTATAGGTTACAACTCTCGTTGATGATTCCTCAGGTAAATTTTCACATGGGTATTCACAATAATCGATTAAATCTCCGATTACAAAAGCATGTACATTTTTTTGTTTGTCGACTCTAACTTTTTCTCTACCACCTTTTCTTACTCTAAACTCAACATCACCTAATTTAACATAATCAGCGTGAAGAACTACTTTAGTTTTATATACTACAGAAAAAGTATGTAAATGAAGGTTATAATATACTTTTACTTTCTTACCTATAAAGTTTTCATCTGAATTATTATGACCACATTTATGACAAATGTATGGGTCATTACCCCCCTCACTTAATTTCCAAGACCAACCACACTCTTCACACGTAACTTTATTAGTGTTAAGTTTTTCAGTTAATATACGTAATTGTTCTTCTGTTAATAAAATGTTCATAACCCTCTAAATTCATTATTTGTTACAGGTGCACATATTATTGTTCGATAATATGGTTTATATCCACCATAATTATGTTTGTTATCGGATGTGACCCTACCATCATTGGATACTGTATAATATCTAACTCTATTTTCAGTTTCATAATAACCAATATAATCACCATACTCAATTTCGGTACCCATCAGTTCTAAATCCTTAATATAAACACTAAGTTGCATAGTACCAGGTTCGAGTTGTTCAATTTTTGAGTTACCCAAATATTTGTTTTCAGTCCCCAAAATTTTAACATAAGCTTTAAATTCAATTGGAGGGTGAAATTTAATTCCGTCTTCAACGGTTTCCCCATAAACATCATCTGTGTTAGTTCTATATCTATCTACTTTATATAGAACACAGGTAAAATTCATATCACCATGAAGCCATTCTTGACCCATCTCTAATTCTAGGTTAAAGTCAGAATCACCAAAAAATTTACCTAATCTTGTTATTGGAACTTTGTTTGTCATAATCTATATACTTGATAAATATCTACTTTAAAGTTATCTTTATACTTGAAAATATAATATTATAGAATCTCCGATTAAAATATCTGAAATTGAAGCTTTAGAAATTCTCCAAAATTACTCTGGGGCTAATAACTACATTTTAAAATTAAAACAACAACAATCGGTCAATAAAAAATTTTACCCTACTAGGGCTCAAACCGATTATATTATTAATTATCACACTAAAGAACCAAAAGTCGCTAAAAGGTGGGTTGAAATTGATAACTATTTTGCAAAAAAATTAGTTGAAGATAACCCTTTCATATCTGAACCTGAGAAAATTTATGTTGAAAAACTTTTGGTTGAGAAAGATAAATCATTCCACATTTGGGGAAAAATTCATAGTGGGGATACGCTCCATGATTTTTGGGTTCCTAAAGCGGCAATAATTAAAGAACCAAAAAAAAATATTGTAAATGTAGATTATTCCAAATATGATAATCGACCCCCACTTAGTCATCAAAAAGAAGCTATAGAAAAATTTTTAGCATACGATAAATTCATATTAGCCGATGATATGGGTCTCGGTAAGACAACCTCAACAATAATTGCGGCTTTGGAGAGTGGTGCTAATAAAATATTGATAGTTTGTCCCGCGTCTTTAAAATTGAATTGGGAAAGAGAAATAAGGAATTACTCAGATAGACCTGTTTATATATGTGAAGGAAAAAAATATGAGGATGCGGATTTTGTGATTACAAACTATGATATTCTTAAAAATTTTCATAGTGAAAGAGAAAAAGAAAATTCATTAATATTAAAATCAAAGTTTGATTTGGTAATTATTGATGAGGCTCACTACATTAGTAATACACAAGCTCAAAGGACTAAATTAATTAATGATATTGTCTCAAACATAAGCAAAATATGGTTACTTACAGGTACTCCAATCACGTCTAGACCAATTAATTACTTCAATCTTTTACGTATGGTTGAAAATCCTGTTGCACAAAATTGGATGGCTTACGTTATCCGGTATTGTGAGGGATTCCAATTTAAGACAGGTAACCGAAAAGTTTGGAATGTAAACGGGGCGTCAAATTTAGAAGAATTACGTAATCGTATTTCTAAACAAGTTTTAAGACGATTAAAAACAGATGTTTTAGACCTTCCTGAAAAAATAATTTCACCTGTATATCTAAGATTACACTCTAGACAATATGAAGAATTTATGGGTGAATACTATGATTGGTATACTAATCGTGAGAATGAAAATAAATCAGTTGCTTTACAATTTTCTAAATTAACTAAGGTTAGACAAATAATTGCTGAAGAAAAAATTACTCATACCATTGAGGTTGCTGAAAATATTATTGAACAGGGTAAAAAAGTTATAATCTTTAGTAATTTTACAGAGCCGTTAAAGAAAATTTATGAACATTTTGGAAAAAAAGCGGTCTATCTAGATGGAACAACGACAAAACCAGCTAGACAAAAGGCCGTCGATGACTTCCAAGAGAATGACAAAGTGATGGTATTTTGTGGTAATATTAAAGCCGCAGGTGTTGGTTTAACATTAACTGCAGCTGAGGCTGTAATTATGAATGATTTATCATTCGTACCATCTGACCACTCACAAGCGGAAGATAGAGCTTATAGATATGGTCAGAAAAATTGTGTTTCAGTTTATTATCCAATCTTTGAAAACACAATTGAAGGTATTATTTATGATATTCTAAATCGTAAAAAAAATATCTTTGAAACTGTTATGGGTGACAATATTGATAAGACGGATATGGTGTTTGAAATTATGAATCAAATAAATTCTAATGAAAAAAGTTAAAGTTTAGATTATTTATCGTATATTTGTGCCTTTATGAAAAAGATAGAAGAAAAAATTGATTTGATTGAATCTCAAATCAATGAAATCGAGTTAACCAAGAATAAAGATTTCTTGTTGACCGAAATGAAAAAAATTGGGATTGAAAAATTACCCTACTCCTACTCAGCCTTAAAATCATTCATTGATTCAGAAACAATGAATGTTCACTATAACAAACATTACAAAGGATACGTAGATAAATTAAATGCTGCGTTAAGTAAGAAAAAATTTGGTGATATGGATTTGGAACAGATTGTTAAATCCATTAGTAAATTTAGTAAGGACGTTAGAAATAATGCAGGTGGTGCATACAATCACGCATTATTTTGGAAGATGTTATCACCAAAACCACAAAAACCTAAAAAATTGGTTTTAGCAAAAATTAACAAAGATTTTGGTGATATTTCTTCTTTTAAGAAAAAATTTAACCAAATTGCAAAGGAAAATTTTGGGTCAGGCTGGGTTTGGTTAATTGTTACCGATAAAAATAAATTAAAGGTCGTTACTACACCAAATCAGGACAATCCACTAATGAATGATGCTGAAGACAAAGGGTATCCAATTTTAGGATTAGATTTGTGGGAACACGCATATTATTTGAAATATAGAAATCAAAAAGATGACTATATTAAAAACTTTTGGTCAGTTGTAAATTGGGAATTTGTTGAAGAATTATATAAAATGAAAATGGAAACTAAACTTAATGAATCTGTCATAACTCGGACATTGTTAGAACAAGAAGAAGATATCGTATTAAGTATTACCCCACAATATTGTAATGGTGGTGAGACTAACGTGATTTCAAAAATTATATTTGATACTAATCTAGAAAAAGACCAAAGGTCAAAAAGACAAGAGACTTGGAGGTCGATGATGTCAAATGGTATTCAAGAAATTTTAAAAAATCACTTCCCAGAAAGATGGGAAAAACCTAGTCCTCTTCATAAACCAGGAGTCTATAGAGTACAGAATGGTATTAAAGTCAGGTCATTACTTAATAATTTGACATCATCATATACAGCACTATGTGTTATTTATAAATTCATAAATGATTATCTCCGTCTCACTGACCAACCTCTTTTGGACTTTGATAGAGATAATTACGAAAAGACCACTTCAGAGGTGAAAAGATTTTTGTCAATTATTGATTCACTAAGAGGATATATCTTTAACCCAAGTACTGAAATTAATAAAAAAATTGGGAATGCTCTTAAATTCTCTAGTTGTGAAGGTGACCAAAACGAAAAAGTTGCTTTACAAATTTTAATTGAGAATTATGGAG